ATGCCGGTGCCACCACCGTAGGAGATCGCCGAGGCTGCATGTGCTGCGGTCGTGTCGGCGATGTGGGCGTCGATGTCCCCCGACGCCTCCTCGATAGCCGCCTGCACATCGGTTGCCTCGATGCTCCCTGCCGGCGTGAAGGAGATGGCCGAGGCGTCGTGCGCGTCCGACGTGTCGGCAAGGTGGCCTGCCAAGCCCGCCCGTTCCGGCTCAGGGATCTGGCTCGCGTTGGCGATCTGCTGGAGCGCCTTGACGCACCAGTCGATCTTCTCGGCGGGCGTCGCATTGGCTCGGAGCGGGGAGAGCGCAACCTTGCGCATGGGCTACCGTCGCTCCCCCGCGTCCTGAACCTCAAGGGAGACGATACCGAAGCGGATATCGCCGCCCTTGATGCCCGTCTGGCGTGCGGTCATGGAGAAGTGCCGCCCGGCGACGCGGATATCGGCAATCTCGTCGTCCGGACCGAGGGAGGTTGTGCCCTCGTCGTAGTTGGAAGCCGAGTTCGGCCGTTCCTTCGTGAAGACCTCGAACGTCACGGCGCCCACCTGGCGCTCGCTGTCGGGGACGATGCCCATCACGTCCACGATCTGCTGGCCCTGCCCCATGGCGTAGAGACCCCAGGTCAGGTGCCAGTCGAGGGCGTCCGCGTCGTCGTCGAGCCCGTCGTTGTGGGAGTAGAGGTAGCCCTCGTCGTCCACGAGGATGGAGGAGGCGTCGGCCGGCTGGAACACCGTGCCCGTCGTCCGGGGCGTAGGCCACGTGCCGGGGGTCCACACCCAGTCGTCGGTGGTGGCGCCGGCGGCGCCCGGCAGGTTCACATCCACGTAGCGGTTGGGCTCCTCCGAGCCCAACGCGCAGTAGTGGAAGCGCACCTGATGGTTGAACTGGTCGTACTCGGCCCAGATCTTGGCGAGGCGGGCCGGGTCCATCTCGTCCACCATGGCGTCGATCTGGTCGTCGGCATTGGGGATGGGGACGGCGCCACCGCCGGCATACATCCACGCCTGTCGCCCGGAGAACCAGTAGGCGACGCCGCCGACCTTGCAGAAAGCCAGGGGCGCGGCGAGGCCGCAGCCGGTGCCGATCAAGCGGTCGGAGTAGATGAAGTCATCTCCCGTATACTGGAAGAGGTAGAGGGAGGTGTCCGACCACACGAGGCTGACGCCGTCGGCGATGACGCAGCCGCCCATGAGCTTGGAGCCCGATTGCAGCGTGCGCTCGTTGGCGGTGTTGGCCGCGGAAGGAGTCCAGTCGGTCGGGTCGTCCCGGTCCGGCCACTTCACCGTCATGGGGCTGACCTCGAGACATCCCAGCGCCATGATGTAGCGCTCGCCGGTGACGAACATGGCCCGGACCTCAGTCGGGGCGTTGGTGAGCACCTCGGCGTTGGCGTCGGTTGCCTCCTGCCAGAGATAGATGCCACCGGCAGAAGGATTGGCGAGGAGATCGTTGCCGTACTCGGAGAGCGACCACGTCCGCAAATCGAGCAGGATCCCTTCCGCGCGCGGCGTGGACCACGTGCCCTCGCTCCAGCCGCCGGCAGACCAGCCTAGTCCGGCGACGGCATCGGCGAGGCCGGTGTTGATCTGATAGGCGTAGTCGACGGAGGCGCCGCCCGTTGACGCATCGGTGGAGGTCGCGGCCGCGGAATGCGTGATGGTGTAGCTGTCGGCATCGACGATGGAGACGATCTGGTACTCGCCGTCGATGGTGATTCCGCCCCCTGCCGTGGCGCCCGAGAAGGTGACGAAATCCCCCTCGATGGCCCCATGTTCGACATCGGTTACGGTGACGGTGGTCGAGTCCTCGACTACCGCGAACGGGTCGGCCCCGAGCGTGCCCGATGCGCGGATGGGCGTGATGTCCTCGATCGTGTCACCGCCGAGGAGGGCGTAGAGCTTGAGGTTGGTGCCGAAGGCGGCGTTCTGGTTGCCGTACTGGTTGGACCACGCCACAGCGCCGCGCGCCTTGCCGAGCAACGCCTCCTGGCCGGCAATGAGGCGGCGCCAGCCCCGCCACTTCTCGGGCAGGCCGTTCACAAAGCGGATGTGGTCGCAAGCCACAAATCGCCCCTTGGCCGCATTGGGCGACTTGGTGCGAACGATTCCTGGGGGGATGTCGAGGGGGAGAGGGGGCATTTCTCAGGCGATCTTGACCGAGACTGTTATCAGGCCCTAGATGTCGGCTGTTGGCTGTCTTTCAGTCTTGCCGGCAGTATTGCTGGCAGTATTGCTGGAGTTCGCTCTTCCCATGCGGGTCTTCGTCATCAACCTCGACCGCTCGCCTGACCGGCTTGCCGCCATCAGCGCGGAGCTTGCTGCCCTCACCGCAGAGACCGGGGTCGAGTGGGAGCGAATATGCGCCGTCGACGGCGCCAGGATCGCTCTTCCCAACCCTGCCCTCGTCGATGAGAAGGCCTTCCGGCGCTGTCACCACGCCCTGCTGCGCCGCGGCGAGGTGGGGTGCTATCTTTCCCACCACGCAGCGCTCACCCGCTTTCTCGCGACCGGTGACGAGATGGGCTTGATCCTGGAGGACGACGTAACCCTCTCGGGCGATCTGCCCGCCGTGCTTGGCGCGCTCTCAGCTTGTCCCGACCAGTGGGACCTCGTGAAACTCTTCGCCACACACCCGGGCGGGATCATCCCGCGCCTCGACCTCGGCGGCCGCCACCGCCTGGTGTCCCTCGCCTTCCGGCACGGGACAGCCGCCGCATACCTTGTGAACCGCAACGCCGCCTCGCGGCTGGCCGCCGGTTTGCTGCCGATGACCGTTCCCTACGACCACGAGTTCGACCGTGCGTGGAAGTACGGCTTCAAGCTGCGCGCCGTGGTGCCCTTCCCGGTATCCCGGCACCGATGGCCCACCACGATCAGCACGACATCTGCGGTCGATCCCGCAGCACGGGCCGTCAACAGCCGGATGCACAAGCCCTGGTACGCTCAGGGCGGCATGGTCATGTTCCGCGGCGCGAACGATATCGCGCGCGCTTTCTATGCCTTGTGCGGCGCCTGAAGCTGCGGCGGGGCGCGGCGATCGTGCGCCAGCGCCACCATCTCATTCCTGAAACTCTCGGTGGCCGCCGCTCCCTGCCGGGCTTGACTGGCTACCTCCATCTGGAGGAGGGGCATGAAGGCGATGGCGCAGTCCCAGCGGTCCACCTCGGCGCCGGTATTGGGGTTGACCCCGCGCACCTGCTGCCACCACGGGCAGGTGTGGCAGCACTTGGACATGGGCTTGCGCCACAGCGGACAATAGAGGTGGTCGGGCCCGTGGGGGATCTGCGCACGCATGGCTGTCCTTTCAGGTCTAGTCGAGCGTGGCGATGATGACGTCGACATACTGCACGGCGAAGTCCATTGCGTTCCCGGTGAAGGAGTGATTGTGGGACTGACCGCCGCCCGATCCGCCCAGCTGCTCACCAAAGGTATCGCTCGGCGTGCCGGTGAATGTGTAGTTGTCGCGCGTGCCTGTGTTGCGCATCAGGAGGCCGCCCGACCCATTCCCATCGTCGCCCACGCTGGTGAGGCGGATCGGGTGGCCGTGCAGCGGGATCTGGTTGACGGTCAACGTAGTTCCGCCGACGGTACCTGCCGGCGTCTTTGAGGCAAATACCGTGGAGAACGCGGTGGAGCCGCCGCTCGACGCGGTGCCAGAAACTACGCGAAGCGCCTTGTCGTTGTGGGTGGTGCTCTTCGTCCAGCCGGTGGGCGCGCTCGTCTGAGCGAACAGCATCGCCGTGGAGGCGGCGAGCGCCACAATACGCAGGGTGTCGGACCTGAGCTTGCCCGAGCCCTTGGCTCGCAAGTCAAGGTCGATGTTGGTGTCGTCGCCGGTGGCCTCCAGGCGCGGTGCGTTGCCCGTGGCCGCATTCGTTACGTCGATCTGATTGACCGCGGAGGCGGTCTTCTGGAACCGGATCTGCTCGTTGCCGCTGTCGTCCTCGATGCCGGTGGCGTCGTCGAACTGGATCGAGAACCCGTTGGTATCGAGGTCGGCGGAGAGTTGGGGGGAGGTGTCGGAGGAAAGCTCGGCAGTCGGCACACCCTCGTGGATATCGGTACCGTCGCACCACACCTTGGTGGTGGTGCTCTGGGCGATGGTGACGCCGGTCTGCCCGGAGACCTTGGCGGTCAGGGAGAAGTTGCCGGTGGTGGCGTTCTTGATGAACCACTCCCCGCCGCGGCCCGAGAACTCGATGATGGCGTTGGAGACCAGGGTGCCGTCGACCGCCACCGCCATGACGAGCTCCTGCTCGTCGGTCAGCGATGTCGTGCCGCCGGTGGTGGTGATCTCCGTCGTATCTCCGAACTTGTCGTCGATCTGCTCGAAGTTGTCGTCGACCTTGATGCCCCAGGTGGAGTCGTTGCCCCCTTCCGTCTGGTTGGTGAGCTTGAGATTGGGGGTCAGGGTATCGGCCACGGATCAGTCCTCCCGCTGGCGTCGCTCGTCGTGGGCCCCGCAAGGAGGGCCTCAGCTCGCCACCATCTGGGCGCGACGGAACATGTCGTTGGTGCGCATCGCCTCGGCGATGTCGGCCTCGGCCTTCTGCATATAGGCGACCGCGTTCTGGGCGTGCTTCATGTGCTCGAACCCGCGCATCATGCAGGCCGAGCGCACGAGGGTAGGGTAGCGCGTGGTGAGGAAGTTGGTCTCGTTGGACGAGGAGAGCGGCGCCGGCTGCTTGTAGTAGAGGAGGCGCCCGCCGAAGGCCTCCTCGCAGATGCAGTCCACATGGGCCGTCTCGCCTATGATGGTCCATTGCGAGGGCCGGTCCTCGGCCAGGTTGCCGTCGTCGTCCCTGCGCTCCCTGAAGCTGTCCTCGTGCACGTAGGGCAAAGCGGTGCTCCCCCAGGCATACGGCTTGAAGGAAATGGGGTCGAGGAAGCCAGAAGGCAGCGCCTCGGTGGATTCGCCGGCGCCGAACGTGAACAGATCGGCCGTCGTCATCTCCCGGACGCGCAAGCGCTGGTAGATCCAGGCCTCCGCCTCAAGGAGGATGTTCTCCATCGGCAGGTCGCTCCGGTTCAGCCAGTTGGCGATGGAGCCGGCCGTGCTCTTGGAAGCGGTCAGCGTCGTCCAGTTGATGGCCATGACTTACCTGACCGCCTGTAGCTTGCGCGCGTGCGCAGGTGGGCGAGGCGCGCGCTTTAGAGATCCGTCCGCGCGCCTTCCAGCGTCACCATCCCGCGCTCGATGAGGGCATCGAGGATGTCGCGGCGCTCGGTGAGCTGCACGTTGAACTGTGCCCTGGCGGCCTTGGTGAGCTGGCCGGATAGGTAGTTCGTCTCGCCGCGACCCCAGGCGGCGAGGTCGATCTCGCCGGGCTTGGCGGAAGCCGCGGCCGCGGGAGGAGCGGCGGCGGCGACCGCAGCCGGAGCGGCATCGGCGGCGCCTTGCGCAGCGGCCTGAGCGGCCGCCGGTTGCGCCGGCCACGCCTTCGGGCCGCCCCTCTTCACAGGCTTGGGGATGGCGCCCGCGCCCGGGGGCTCGGTGATGGCGACACCTTCGCGAGACACGGGCGGCAGCGCCTTCAAGCTGCGGCCTTCCGCCAGCGCCTTGATCTTGGCGAGGACCTGCTGCTTGCTCTTGGGCGTGTTGCTGCCCAGGATGGCCTCGGCCTTGGCCTTGAGGTCAGGCCAGGACAGGCGGTCGGCGATGCGTACAAGCTCGGCAGCCGACAGCGCTCCGCTCGGCGCCGCACTGTCCTTGCCGCCTGCATCGGCTACGGCGGGTGCCTCATCCTCGACCATGGCCACGCCCGGGATGATCTCTCGGCCGTGGGCATCGAAGAGCTTGCCCTGGAACTCGAAGTGGGCGGGGCGATCGCA